AAGATTACCCAGTATCAGGTCTAAATCATATGAAGTCACGGGAACACAATCTACCAACTGCTTGGGACGACCGAGTAGTATCTGGATATGAGCAAATGGATTATAAGTAATGATATACAAAAATACCATAGAAGAAAGACTTGATAGCTTAGAACAAGAGAATGTAGGAAATACTAATGAAATATATCGTATTGCAAATATCGTAGATTTTTTAGAATCACGAATCAAACAACTTGAAGACCTCGTAGTGGGAGATGGTAAATAAACTGGCACAAGCATAATGCTTTTTCCTAAAAATTATGCTATAATATACACACACTGAAATCAAAAACCTCATAATGTAAAATATGGAAAATCAAAAAGATTCGTTATCAATCACTGAAAATTCTGATGGCACATTCCTGATGGAATGGGATAAGAACGACCAGAAGTGGTCTTTTTTGAATGGCAAGACATCAGAAGAAATTTCTGCTATAATGACGGAAGCAATCCAACTCGCACTGAAGGAAAATGACTGATTACAAAAAATATTCACTAAAACAACTTGAGAACTTTCTGTACGACGCAATGGGTGCAGCAGAAGCAACACCACAAGAAATCTATGATGTGATTGTTGGTGTCGTCAAGGATAATTATTATACCTATAAACATCAAACATCACAGGCATATGAACTTCTTGCATTGCTGAATGGTAATGGACAATCATATGAAGATGTAATGCGTGAAAAAGAGTATTATGAACCATCTCTTCAATGTGATGGCAATGATACATCAGATGAATGTAAAAATGCCTGGGATGACTTCTGGGAGCAATCTTACCAATCTTACCTGTCTGGGATAACTGATACACCAGAAGAAGCAGAAGAACTTCGTATTGAAATGGAAAATATGCGTCAGAGTGGTAAATTCAATTCTGATAAAGATAAAGTAAAGAAGTGGGTTCTTCCTGTTGAAGTGAGTGATGACTTGGAAGATTATGTTGTTACTTTTCCCGATGATTTATTGGAAGCAGCAAATCTGAAAGAAGGTGATCAGGTTGAATGGCACGATCAAGGTGATGGTTCTTATCTACTCAAAAAGTTTGAGAGAAAAACAAATACCTATGACGAAATGGTTGCTGCTGGATATACAATGACTGATGATGGTTTTTTGATAAAGGAGACAAAATGATCAAAGTATCTTACCAGTATCCTGGGCATCCACAGACAAATCTGTTTGTGTTTCTGAAGACACAAGAACAGGTTGATGCCTTCAAGCAAAAGTATTCAAATTATATCTTTGTGTAATGGAGTTTCTAATACACTTACTGAAATGTGGAAACTTTATTGATTGTCATGCTCGTGAGTTGACAAAATCACAAATGCCGACTACAATGTTGTGTAGATATTTCACAGAAAATCGTGTTAAACTTCCAGATTACTGTATTATAAAAGGAGAATTGACGAATGACGAATACTGATAAAATTATACATCCAAAATATCCATTACTAAGTGGGTTGAGGATTATTGGCAATGCTTTCTTTATTGTTGGATATGCTGTAATTCTTTTTAATAGTGTTCAGGTTGGAATTTACTGTCGTCTATTTGGAAATGTAGTTTCATTTCCATATTTTTATAAAGTAAAGATGTGGGATATGATGACAATTCGTACATTCTTTGCAGTTATTGAACTGACAAAACTTATTCAAATTTTATTTTTTGGTGGACACTAATGGCACTCTCACAATCGGTTGAAGAAAGTTTACGCGAAGCAGAATCTCATTTGAGAAATGCACTTGCATTTGCAGCTCGTCAAGAATCTCCATATGTTTCTTGTGTGATTTCAGATATGATTTCAAAGTTGAATCAACTTATTGAAACTGATAAGTTACTTGATAAGGTTGAAGGTATGATGAAAAAATATGAAGGAGGTGAGAATCCTTATGGAAAATGAAATGAGCACTGGAGAACTAATTGATAGTCCTAAGTTTCAAGAAGAACTATCAAAGAAGAATACTTTAGGTGAAACATTGAACTCACCAGAAATGGTAAAGATGCGGGAAGATTTTGCAAAAGCACATCAAGAAAGTATTGATAAATCTGTTGGATGGTATTACAATCTATCAGAAGAAGATAAGTATAAAGCAGTAGAAGCACTTTGTCATATTATTTGTAAGGCAGAGCGTGAGGGAACTTCTCATCGGGGACTTCAATCTACTCTTGGTTTATATCCACAGGCATTTTGGATTGATGGACTTATGGATATTCACAATTCTTTATACACAGAGTATCAAGATAGGGAGTCAAAAGACTGGAAACAAGATTTAGAAAACCTTAAGAATTCTTCATATTCCTAGATATTGTGTTAGAATGCTAACATAGCATCAAAGAATTATGACTCTCGCAAAAACAGGAACAGCAGAACTTACAACCGAAGAATGGGAAGAATTGAATGCACTTCGTGAAGCAATCAATTTAGATCCACATCAGGTTCATCCAAGTAAGATGGAAAAGTTTACTGAATTGTTTGTAAGAAGTCTTGAAGGTAAGGGAGACTAATATAAATATCTAAAAAACTTAAAATGAGAACGTTTTCTGAGTTTTTAGAGGAAGCAACAAGAAGAATTAGTCTTAAAACATTTCATCATGGTTCCGATGAAGACTCTGTGGCATCTATTAAAAGTACAGGCCCCAGACCTTCTCCAAAAGGAAGTGAGGGCCCTGGACATTATGTAACTCCTGATAGTAATAAAGCAATACAATACTCCAAATTTACCTCACAACAAAGAGGAAAGAACCCAGCAGTAGTGTCATATAAAGTTCCTACAACAAGTATCCAAAAGACATCTGATATTCCAAAAGGACTTACATCTAAACCAAAAACAAGTAAAGATAAACCAGTTGTGCAGAATACAAGAACTGGACATGTTGCAATGGATGCAGCGTATGCAAATAAAAGAATGATTCGTAATCCACAACCTATTATTAGAAAGGGGAGATAGTTGTGGCAGCAGGAACCGCATTAAATGAATCTTTAGCGTGTATTGCTTTAGGATATATTGCCAACGAAGAAAATCATAGTTTGGAAGGATTTCATACTATGATTACTAAAACAACTGGTAGTGGTGGATTGTGGGGCAAAGTAATTGCAAGATGCGAATTATCTGATAGAACAGTATCAAAATATAGAAGTGCATATGAAGATGTGGGAAATCAACCCAATCCTTGGATTTACACGTCATATCAAAGTGCAATTGAAATTGAAAATAAATTAAATTTAAAAGGAAAACTTAAAAATTATAAATTTTCAAAAGTAGAAAGAAATGTTAGTTATGATGCATATTGGTTAAAACAAAAAGCAACGTCTGGTATCAAAAAATATGCTAAAGAGACGTTAAAAAATCCAGGCATATTAGCAACTTTAAATGCAGATAAAGTAAATATTGGTGATATTTTTATTATTAAAATCAATTCAAATCAATTTGATAAAATTAAAAAATTGATAGAAAACACTGATGTTACTGCAACAGTGTTGAAAAATAATATTTTAAGTGAAAAACAATTATTAACAATGGAGCTTTATAGAGATTTGATGATAGAAGCATGGAAAGACAAGGAAATCTTTTCAGTATCTCTTAAAGCACTTGATGCAAAACAAGAAAATGTGCCTGTAAAAGTTTATAATTTGCCAACATCTCTTTCCAGAACTATTAGCGAAAGAGAGCAAGATGAATTTGCCCTTTATTTGGCATATTTAATAAAAATAGCAAAAAGTTCTGGAAATACTTTTGGTGAATTTAAAAAAGCAATAGATTCTTTCGTTCAAATTAAACCAGTTGTGTTTACAGCAGCAGATAGATTATTAGTTTATTTTGATTTGGTTTATGGTAAAAGAGAAAAAAAACACTACCATATTTTTACTAATTTTGGATCTGGCAATGCCATATACTTTGTTCCAGCAAGTTCTAAATCGGCAAGTGGTGAAGGTGGAATTACAATCAATTATTTTAACACTCTAGTAAAACAATTTCCAGAGTTAAAGGTATTTTTTAAAGAACTTTCTGATGCTCGCTTACATTTTTTTGATGAAGCATGTAAAGAATATGGTGTTAATCCTAAAACAATCATGGAAAAGTTGGGAAAACAATCTATGACAAGTGGACTATATGATAGTTCTTTATATCTTGCAAAACATTATGGAGATTTGATTGATGAAATGCTTGGCGAAAAAAATATCTTTAGAATAGGACAAGTTGTGAGAAGGGGAAATGATTATTATGCCAAAATAAATGATAAACTGGAAAAAATGGATGAAGATGGAAACGTTGTATTAAATAAAAAAGGAAAACCTGTAATGGTTCATGTAACTGAAGAGAAGAAAATATTAAATCCAACAAATTTGTCTGTGTTACAAAAGTTTTTTGACAATTATACTGCTTATTTGTCACAACAAAAAGGTTCAATGGGTAAGTTTCTTGGGGCATCAGAAAAAAGTAAAACTGATATGAATAAAAAGATTACTTCCATTCGTGGTAAAATTGAAAAACTGGCAAAAAAAGAAAAAGATCCAAAGAAAAAAGAACAAGCAAGAAAACAAGCAATTAAAGATGTTCTTCACGAAACTCAATTTGCAAAACCAACATACAAAAAGTCTTATGCACTTTTAACTAATGCCGAATTTGGATTCTTTTTTGCTAAACATCAAACTCATATTGAAGAGGTATTAAAAAAGCAAGTTCTTTTGTCTTTCTATTCTGCTGCAAGTGGAAGAGGATATGTAATTTTTGATGGAAAAAGATTTTCTGAAGATGATATATTTGAAAAAAATGTAGCACCACCACCTTTCCTTAAGGTCGGTATGTAAACTGGCACACCCCCTTGTCAGGGTGCCAGATTTCTGATATTATTACGTTATTGATGAAACTTACATGATTTCTCTGCGTCCACATCAAGTTCGCGGTACTGATGCTATGCAAAAGCACAGCAAGGGGCAAATCATTGTTCCTACCGGCGGTGGTAAGACTCTCAAGATGATATACGATTGTCTGCGACAGTTGCAGTCAGAAACTCCACAGACGATTGTAGTTGTTGCTCCACGCATTTTATTGGCAGAGCAGTTGTCTTCTGAGTTTCTTGAGTTTATCACTAATGCCGCTGTATTTCATGTGCATAGTGGAGAAACTCATCACGAGTCTTCTACTCGTCCTAATACTATCCGTGAGTGGGTTGATAGTAATGATGGACATAAACTTATCATCACTACTTACAACTCGCTACAGCGTCTTGTAGATGCTGATGTGAACGTAGATACTATCTACTTTGATGAGGCACATAACAGCGTTAAGCGTAACTTCTTTCCTGCAACAGAATACTTTTCTGCCAATGCAAGTCGTTGCTACTTCTTTACTGCAACTCCCAAACATTCACTTGCTGTAGGTAAACCAGGAATGAATGATACTGTTGTTTACGGACAGGTAATCTGTAGTGTTCCTGCACCAGAACTGATTGCTGGTGGATATATTATTCCACCTAAAGTTGTTGTGAAGAAACTTGATATGGTTACCAGCAATATCTGGGATAGAGATTCTGCACATCTTCTAGAGACTATTGACGATCAAAATGTCTCTAAGATTCTAATTTGTGCCAAGGCAACCAAACAGATTATCAATTTGATTGGTGAAACTGACTTTTGCAGTGAACTTAAGTCTCGTGGTTTCTCTTGGATGACAATTACATCTAAAACTGGTGCGATTGTTGATGGCAAGAAGGTGAATCGGGAAGAGTTCTTTGATACTCTTTCTGCATGGGGTAAGGATAACTCTAAGAAGTTTGTTGTGCTACATCACAGCATTCTTGCAGAAGGTATCAATGTTTCTGGTTTGGAGGCAGTTATCTTCATGAGATCTATGGATTACATTGGAATCTCTCAAACTATTGGAAGAGTTATTCGATTGCATCATGATGATGCAACAAGACTTCGTGATGGTGTGATTCAACCTGGAGCACTGAACGAATATACCAAATCATTCGGACTTGTGTGTATTCCAGTGTATAATAATGTTGGTATCACAACTGCCAAAAAGGTTCAGGCAGTTGTTGATACCATTTTCTCCAAAGGAGAACCTGCAATTTCTGTGATTAAAAAATGAAAAACGGATTTACAACACCAGATGGATATGCTGCTGTACCTTGGGGAAACCGTCTAGTTATTCTCTACGATGGAGAACAATTAGCTGATGTAAACACATTATTACAAGCAACTAAGTTTATTCAGCAGCATCGTGCCAATTCCCAAAGTGGCACAGTGTTTGTCTGATGCTCCGAATTTCTGCTATTCTAATTCTGTAGTCAACTATTTTCATGACTCTCAACAACATGACTCTCAACAACATTATTTCTGACAACTTCGAAGAGATTATCACTCAAGTTAATCAAGAGATTCTTGATTTTCGTATTATCAAGTTCTGGAAGAAAACTAATCCTGAACTTACTATTACTGAACTGCGCGATTCTTTCTGGACTGATGCCAAATCTAGGGCAGAGTTCAGTGTAGATTTGGGTGTAGAATTTGGTAAGATGTTTGAAATCTTCTTGCCCTTCTTTATTCGGGACAAAGGTTTTGATTGCAGTCCATCATTCAATAGTGGTGGAGATATGATTTTCATTAATAAAGCATACGAAATCAAAACAGGACAAGGTGATAGCATTCAGGGGGCAACTCATTCTCCCAAAGAAGAGAAACCCATGAATCTTGTTCAAGTTCTGTGGGAGTTTAACAAAACTTCTACTCTTACTCAACTTCTTGAAACAAAAGCATTTGTTTCTTCTATGAATGTTTGTGTTCTGGATAATGTTCAGATTACACGAGTTGGCACTCATAGTGGTAACAATTCTCGCACCACATTCAAGTTTCCTGTTGAAATGTATGATGTGATTGATGAAAGCATGGTGTTTGGCAAATGCACCAAGGGCACTAAAAACGTAGTATTCAAGAAAACACCTATTGTGTATTTCTGATATTTCTGCTATACTTAAAAAATCAAACGAAAAAACTCATTAAGATAAAAAAAGTTTGACAATTCTTATTTATTCTGAATGAATGCCAATGAAAAAATCATTTCTAAATCTCTCAAATCAAATAAACTCAAAACAAGTTCAATTTGCTGAATTTGAACGTTATCTTGATTGCCCTGTGCAAAGAAATCATGATAAACGAGCAAAGGAGAAAAAAACAAGAGAAAAACTCTCTAATTTACAAGCACAGCATTGTATAGTTGCAAGTGCCATACTAACAAAAAATTCATACGATGAAGACACGGGAGTTAGTCATTTTGCCAATACTAACTTTTTGATTGATGGGCATACTCGCCGCAAGTTTTGGCAATTAGGATATTCTAATTTTGTACCAGAAGAATTGACTGTTTTAGAATTTGAAGTCGATTCTATTGAGAAACTGCGAGATTTGTATTATACTTTTGACAATGCTACTAATACAGAAAAATCAGCAGATTTGGCATATGGTGCCTGTAGGTATCTTGGAATCGAAGTAAAAAATCATAAACTGTATGAAGTAAGTGGTTTAACTTGGGCAGCACATTATTTTAATAATAACTTGTTTCCTAAAACCAGTGGTTATGATGGGCATGGACTTATCACAATTTACGATACTTTTCGAGATGAAATTCAATTTTTAGATTCATTCAAATGGGATACTCCATTTCGTATTCATGGTCCATTAAAAACTGCCACACTTTTGTTTCTGAAGAAAAATCAAAATTCTGAAGAAACAAAGAATATCGTCAAACGTGTATTCACAGATGATTTTTATAGTAAAATTGATGGAAAACTTGATGGTGTGACGCATTTATTGCAGTGGTTAAAAGATAAAGATTCAGATTTTTCTCAATCTTATACTACTATTCCCATTCTCACTGAGAAGTTTCTTTACTGGTTAAATCAAGCACATCTTGAAGCAACTCAAGGTAAAGAACGTGTATCAAAGAAAGGAAATCATTCTGGAGTTCTTGATAGTTATTCCTTTGCTTCAACATCTTTGGCAAATGTTTCTACGCCAATTACAGAAAATTTGGCAAGTTGAGGATTTTTCTTCCTTTTTTATGCTATAATCATTTTACTATTCCCTACAATTCCCATGAACGCTGTATTCCAAGAAAATTGTATTGATGGCATGAAGAAGTTGCAGGAGAAGTCTATCGACTTAACTGTAACAAGTCCTCCCTATGATAATCTTCGTACCTACAATGATTCATCTATGTGGGACTTTAATGTGTTCAAGGAAGTTGCAGAACAACTCTATCGGGTTACAAAACCTGGTGGAGTTGTTGTCTGGGTTGTAGGTGATGCAGTAATTAAATCTACTGAAACTGGCAGTTCTTTTCGACAAGCACTATATTTCATGGATTTGGGATTCAAGTTGCATGATACCATGATTTACGAAAAGAATGGTTCCTCTTTTCCTGCACGGGTAGATGGTAACAGATACTCACAAATCTTTGAGTACATGTTTGTACTTTCTAAAGACGTAAAACCTAAGACTGCAAATCTAATTTGCGACAAAGAGAATAAGTGGGCAGGGTGGACTAATTGGGGCAAAGGTACATTTAGGGATAAAGAGGGAAATCTGGTTGAGCGCAAGCAGAAACCTACCCCACAGTTCTCCCCACGCAACAATATATGGAAATATAACACCGGTGCAGGATATACGACAAAAGATAAGTTTGCTTTTGAACATCCTGCAATGTTTCCTGAGGCACTGGCACTAGATCATATTCTTAGTTGGAGTAATGAAGGAGATTTAGTTTTAGATCCTTTCATGGGAGCAGGTACAACTGCTGTCTGTTGCATTGAATCGAATAGAAATTATGTTGGATATGAAATTGATGAAAAATACTACGATATTTGTCGTCGTCGAATTGAAAAGCGTGTGACAATTCAAGAACCGTCCACTGAGCAGTCAAATGCTCTGGTGGATGCCCTATCCTAACAAGGTAATCAATCGAATCAAATGGCAACTCGCTCACGCACCGGCATTCAACTCTCTGATGGTTCTATTCTGTCAGTATATTGTCACTATAATGGTTATCCTGAGTTTAATGGAGTCAAACTTGTAGAGCACTTCAATTCCTATGAGAAAGCATCTGAATTGATTGATGGGGGAAACATCAGTTGCCTGTGGACTAATTCCGGTTGGAGTAATGAAACTCTACCCACAACTGGTCCTTTGTATTACTCTTCCCGTGGAGAAGATTGTCCTCCTCGCCTTGATTCTTGCCTCACTCAATATCTGAATGATGGCGAAGAGTATGCCTATCTGTTTACTCAATGTGGTGAATGGATATGTTATGATTTGCACGGTCCTGTTCCTTATCAAGTAAACATTCCTGTTCCTGTTGCTGTATGAAAGACAAATCAAAGTTTGTAACTGTCGAACCAGTTTCCAACAAGGCAAAGAACAGATTTGCCAATACGATGGATAAACTACACTCCTGTGTAGTAGAGCAAGAGACAGATAAATCTCTGTTTCTTGCATCCATCAACAAGTGCTACTTCTTCTGGGTTGATAAAAACAATGACGCAAATTGGAGGATTGTAAAGTGACTGAGGATTTTGTGAGACTAACGATTGATGAGATGGAAGTGCTAATGGATGCACTTCAATTGATTGATACAGGAAATGAGGATATAATTCATAATAGAACTGGTATATCACTTCCTTCTTTGTATAATAAACTTTATAGTTCTGTTGAGGAAATCAAGGCATCACAATGAAAAGCACACAAATCACCTACATCTATCTTGCATTTATTGCACTGCTTGTGTATAACTCTTTGTTATCAGTGCGAGATACAAACGGACTCAATTCTCTGGATCAACAAACTACTGTAAGGACATCAAAGTGATTGAGTACAACAAAGAACAGAATGACTTGCAGGTAGATAAACTGCACGAAGACTTTATTGCCTGGGCTGAGTCTGAGGCAGCAAAACTTGAGATTACTGTTGATTATTTCATTCAGGAGTTTGTATGACTTTTCTTCTTGGTATTGCACTGGGTTCACTGATTACAATCGGAACTTCGTTTCTGGTTGCCGGACTTGACGAAAACGACTTAATCTACTAAAATTAAGAGGTAATTTACAACAAACAATGACACAAAAGTTTCTTTACATCGTAGATCACGCAATCGGATTTCCAAGTTCGGAATATGGAGGAATCTGGAATGTGATTGCTGATAATGATGACGAATGTTTTAATTTAATTTCCAATTCATATCAATATGAAGGATATGAAGAATGTTTTGGAAAACTTCGTGAAAATGTAATCAAAGCACAAAAGTTTGCACTTGCAAATGATGAATCTTCCCGTATTGTTGAATCCTTTACCACCTGATTATGTCTAATTTAGTACATCTGAATGAAATGTTGTCCGAACTTCGTAAGCAACATCAAGAACGAATTGATTACCTTGAGAGTAAAATTGCCGAGCACGAAAGAGAAATCACTCAACTCAAAAGTTTAGTATTGGAGGAAAGAGTTTATGATGTCTGATATGGTGATTGATTATGCCGCACACCTAAAAGCAGGTAGAGTGTGGCGAGTTGAGATTCAATTGCCGATGCAAGATGCACCAGATGATGCACCAGACTTTCTCAATGTGTCGGTTGATGTAGTGGCACCCAATAAGCACCTGGCACAGTATATTGTGTCTACAATATATACGGATTTTGAATCATTGCGTATTTCCGATGAGCCTCTCAGTTGACGTAATTCCACAGTTTCTGCATAAACCACCCAAAGGTTATAGTTACGAAGTCAATGAGTTCAAACGTGGTATTTTTGCGATTTGGTTGTGCTGCTCTCATCGTTTCAATTACAATGATGGCAAAACTTCCAAAAGTATCTGGGGTTTCTACAACTACAAGGAGTGTAAGTTTTATGCACCAGTAAATAGTAAGACAGTAGGAAAACAGGTGCAGTTCAAGAACACAAGAGATTACTCTGCAATGCCAATCAAACACTATCCATTGGAGCAATTCTTTACATGAACTCATTTGCAACTGGTGTAATCGTTCAGTACAAAGAATGGGTTGGAGAAGTACGCTTTGTTTGTAAGGATTATGTTAGTATCTGTACGTCAGTAGGAAAACATGTATCAGAAGATATTTGTGTTCTGGTGTATAGACAGAACTGGGCAAATGTAAGACTTTTGAAGGAAAGTGACAAATGAAAAGACTCTGGAAATTATGGGCTCAGAGTCTAGGTGAAAAAGTATCCAAATGTGATAGAGAAAGCGACACGGTAGCGATTATTCGCACCGTGATTTTTAGTACATATCTAATCACCAATCTGTTTATATGTGCCGGAGTAATAAGACATTGGAATGATGCACAAATACCAAATACAAAAGAAATACTTTGTAAGTAGTGGACACTTCAAAGACTGTCCACCATTTCACCAAAAGCACCCAAATTACTTGTATATTGTATTTGTTCAGTCAACTGAAACACATGGACACCTTTGACGACATTCAAATTGAAGAGTTTTCTCATTTTGACTTTGTTGAAGAAATGAACGAATCTATCGAACAAGATGAAAAGTTCGATGTCAATGATTACATCAATTCAAACTACGATTATTGATTATGCCTCCCACACTAAGCTTCACCGGTGATGCTGTTACCTTTCTAGGTGCAGTTGGAGTTGTCTCCACACTGATTATTGTGTATACTTCTTTCGTTCGCTTCTACAAATCACCTCTAAACAAATGACTGACACTGTAAACGTTCTGCCTCATCTTCGTGAACTTCGTGCTGCATGGAGGCAGCAAGATTTTCAGTTCACCAAGGAGCAGCAAGAAGAATATGAGATTCTGACTATTGCTCGCCATGAACGAATAAAGTTTTTCAAAGAGAACGGACTTGTTTCCAAAGGTAGTAAAGTTGTCGATCCTCAAGAGGTAGAATGATGCAAAACAAACATTTAGAACATCCCGAAGATAGCATCCTGACAGGTGATTTGTCTGTTCTGAATTGGTTTACTGCTCAGTCTAAGATTAGCATTAAGATTGATGGCGCCCCTGCGCTGGTATTTGGTACAAATCCTGCAAACGGTAAGTTCTTTGTGGGCACCAAAAGTGTCTTCAACAAAGTAAAGATTAAAATCAATCATTCTCACGAAGAAATTGATGCTAATCATGAAGGTAATGTTGCAGATATTCTGCACGTTGCATTTGATTGTTTGCCTCACATCGACGGAATTGTTCAGGGTGATTTCATTGGGTACGGTGGCAGTGACACTTACTGTCCCAATACTATTACTTACAAATTTCCAGAAGTAGTGAAGCAAGAGTTTATCTTTGCTCCTCATACTTCTTATGTGGGCGATACTCTTGCAACTGCAACTGCATCGTTTGGTGTTCCAACTCTACCACAAGTTCCAAATGTTTTGTGGATGCAACCTGATGCGAGCATCAATCCTATCCGAGAAGATATTGGTGATTTTTGTCAGTTTGCAAGGCAAATGAGCACACTCTGCACCTTTGTGCCTGATAGGCAGGCAAAGGAAATCAAAAAAATCATCAATTCCTACATTCGTGAAGGAAAGGACGTGAATGAAGATGAAATTGCCGAAAATTATGATTTTGACATTAACCTGCTACGATTGTGGAAACTGATTGAATCTATCAAGATGGATTTGTTCTGCTATATTGATTCCGATGCTAGCATAGTGTGTGAGATTGATGGTGAACGTAGCGATCATGAAGGTTATGTAATGACAAATAAGTTTGGCACCTATAAGATTGTAAATCGTGAGGTATTTTCTCATCAAAACTTTGTTCTTACCAAATCCTGGTAATTGTTACTATAATGTCAAAAACTGATAAATTAATTTTTATTTCATCCTTCGTTTGGTTTCTTCATTGGTCATGCACTCTATCATTGAAACTACTGGATATGGTTATCGCAAACGTCTCTGCGAAGATGTTACTATTTGGTTTCTGAATAAGTTTCTGCCACGCCACAAAGTTAATGTGGAAATCTTACATCGTGGACTGAAACGTGATGGTGTCTATGGTTGGTGTGATTTCGTAGATGAATCTTATCGTCCCCGACGCTTTTTAATTGAAATTGATACCTACCTGCAAGAGGAATTGTATATAAAAACACTTTTTCATGAGCTGACTCACCTGAAACAGTGGGTGGTGGGTTCTCTCCGCCAGAAACGTGGAAAAATGTATTATTATAGAGAATTGGTGGAAGATTACGATTATGTGAATCAACCTCATGAAATTGAAGCAAGAGAGCAAGAAGAACTGCTATATGCACAATATATCAAAGAGGTGTGCCAGTCCTGAAAGTGGCACAGCATTTCGTTTTGGGCGCCCAGATCGGTTATTCTAATTCTGTTGAGACAAACAAACCAAATGACTGCCATCCAAACCAAGACTCTTTTCCAAACCGGTAACGATCTCTCTGACGACTTCAAATCTGTTTGCTATCGTCGTCTGAAGAATTTTTCCTTTGATGTGTATGAACTGCTGCAAGATTCTGATGTCAGCATCAAGCACAGTGCCCGTCGTGGTGCATCTGAATTGATTGCAGAAGATCCTATCAAGGGTAACACTTACATCGCCGGAATTGCCTATGATTCCTTTGATGTTTGGGTTCAAGAAGTTCATGCCGATTCTACCATCGGGCGTCCGGGTGAATCTCGTTGTGTTGCACAAGATGTTCGCACTTTTGCTGATGCTGTTGCAATCGCACAGGAGTGTGTGAAGTGACTATTGGAATCTTTTTCCTTGTCGGGTATGTATTTGGTGCTGCCCACATTATTGCTCTTCACTATTTCAAAGATTGATTATGTCTTCTTCATTTTTTGTTCGCTTTGAATCTGATGCACTCAATTCTCCTGAGTATATCGGTCCTTTCTATTCTGAGGAGGATGCGTATAGTTATGCAGACGACCGTAATGGTTCATTAGCACTGTCTGGTATTCCTTCCTCTGTTGCATCTTACTCTGTCACCAATTCCTGAACTCAAATGAATCGCACACTTCAACAACTGAAAGAATCAGTAGAACGTCTAATTGAGCAACAAGGAGCAGACGCATCTTGTGCTGCTCTCATCTTCACAAAGGAGGATGTATTTAATCTGGATGATGATGGAAATCCAGTCTATTGTAGTGAGGAAATTGTTGACCAAGTTCTTGATGACTTGGATGGAACTGATTACCTTATAGAAAAAGCATTTGATTGTATCACTGATTACATTGGTGATTACATTAAGGAGAGTGTAAAGTGACACTCACTGACTGGAATGAATTGTATCGCAGAACCTATGATGCCTACACTTGTGCCTCATTTTGTAATGAACAAGTAAGAGAAACATTGGGCACATTACTTGATTCACTGATTGACATCAAACCAAAAGAAACAAAATGAACAAACAATTCCTGATTGATGCCCTGGGTGAGACACTTATTGCCCGCCTTGAATACTTTGCTCAACAAGATGATTCTGCCACTGTTGCAGCACTTTATTCCGAATGGATTGTTGATGGTACAGATCCAGAGAATGGAGAGTATGAGTGGATATTTATTCCAAATCTTACATCCACTCAGTAACATCATGTGCCAAAAGTATAAGTGGCACAATAAATGAGCACTGCACTCCCAAAGTGGTATTCTTAAGAAGTTCAAGACAACCAAGGAATTTTTCATGAATCTCTACATCATCAATGACGTTCTCTATGATTACACTTCTGGAATGGTAGTGATTGCTGCTGAATCTTTGCCTCGTTGTGAACAAATCTTTATAGAAGAGTTTGGAGATTCTACGAGTGCTTACATCAAAGAACGTAAGCAAAAAGAGTTCAATGAAGCAGCAATCAAAGTGATTGAGAATGTCAATCATCCTGAAGGTGTTGTGTCTTATGTTTATGGTGGAGGTTGAAATGACTGAAACACAAAAACAACTGATTCGCAGTATTGAACAACTGCTTGAGAATCTAATGACTATTGATGAGGATCGTGAGTATCTGCTACAGAATGCAGACTGGGCAGGTGGTTATCTGTATGCTGCCTGATTTATCATGAAGTACAAAGATTTCATTGCAGAATTACTGAAACGTGGTTGCCATTTGCATCGCTCAAATGGCAAACATTTAATCTATCGACATTCACAACTGTCACGCAATTTGATAATCACCAAGGCAAAAGTTGTGAAACCAGGATTATATCACGAGTGCAACAAGTTATTGTTATCTGTTGGGTGCTGATTAAATGTTATGATGTGCCAATAGTTTTTCTGGCACAATAAATGAGCACTGCACTCTCAAAGTGGTATTCTTAAGAAGTCAACCAACCCGACACCTCCAATGAAACTCAACAACGATTTCGACACTATTGTTGATGCTTATGCTCAACAAGTTCTTGATGGCATGGATTCTAAAACCATGGAGCGACTGATTTATGATATGCTAGTGAGCAATCTTCAATCCTATAATGATGAAGAACTGGTGACTGAGATTGTTGAGAATTATGGTGACGATTGGTTCACTGAGAATGAGTTTCAAGAACCAGTTGATTAAGTGGCACAAGGGGCAATTCTTGAAGAGATTGGAATATAATGATGCGGTTGCCGACTTCATCAATGGTTTCTAAAGCTTATAGTATAAGCACACTAAACACACACTTCTGAAACTCAAATGTATCAAATCACTTATCAGGTTCCTTATCCATCCGCAGGACTATTGGAAGAGTGGAGAACACAATCATTTGCCACACTTGATGAGGCAAAGAGAATGGTAGATTTCTATTGTTCTTGTGGTTCACCTGCCAAACTAATTTCATCAAAGTAAATCAAATGACATACAAAGAACTTCTGCTTCAATTACAAAAACTCAACGAAGAACAACTCAATCAGGATGTTGCCCTTATCTCTGAAGATGATCTCGGTGACTATCATCTACTTGGTTTGGAGTTAGTGTTTGTAACTGATGAGTATGGTATAGTTCACCCTCACATTCGCTTCTGATTATGAAACAAACAACTTTCACTTCTCCAGATACAAACAAGGTGTATACTATTTTTTCATCGGTTTCCGAACGTGGCAACTGGGATGATAATGGAAACTATGCACCTGTAGAGTTCACACAGTACAGCATCTATGATAACAATTACTTTGTGCAGTTTGCATTTAGAGAAGATGAGATTGCGGCAGCAGTAGAACACTATGAGAATCTGGGTTCTGATATATCTTCTTGCTTTGATTAAAAACATTTAAAAACATTAATAAATGTATTAATTAATGTATAAGTGTTGATGAGATAGTTTTCCACAGGTTGTGGAAAAGTATTGTTTATGAGTAATTAAATGTCTCTGGGTGTTGTTATCTTAGCGAGCAGTTTATCACACTTCCGCCCAAATGTCAACACCCCGGAGATACCAAAATCCCACACAAACCCTCATAAAACATTAGTAAGTCTCATAAATAACCCCAACCTACTTGACACCTATTCCAGGGCATTGTAGACTATTCACATACACCAAGGAGCACCATTCTCATGTCGGTATCTTATCTTCAAGGACAGAAACAACGTTATAGAGTAACACTTGA